ATTTTAAGATGGTCCAAATTGTTCTAATCCAAATCCATCTAGGTTATCATTACCTGAAGATTCAAAATCTTTAGGTAGAAGATCATTTTGTCTCTGATCTATTAGTTCACTTTGTTGTGTACCTTGTAGTTTTACTCTTTGATCTTTACGATCTTCTATTGCCCTTTCTTTTTGTTGTTGTACTTGACCTTGAAGTCGAGCTAACTCCATATCATAATTAAATTCTTCCGCCATTAACTGTTTTTTTATTTCAGCTTCTCTTTCCATTTTAGCTATTTCAAACTGAGACTTTGCTTGTTCAATTTGAATTTCTGTTTCAGCCATTGCTTGGTTTTTCTGTACCTCAGCAAGAGCAGCTTTTTCAGCAGATTCTGCATTAGCAGCAGCTTGGGCTTCTATATTTTCTAATTGTTGAGCTCTTTCTAATTCTTGTTTTTTCTTTTGTCTAGCTTTTAAACTTTGATTAGCTAATTTAATATTTTTTATTTCCCTTAAATCTATAGCATCTTCTAAACTTATATTTTGTTGTTGCAATGCCATTTGAATATTTTGTTCTAAATTAGTTTTATCTTCTTCTTCAGGTTCTAATTCTAAAAATATACCAAAATCATGCAAACTTAATTTATTAATTTCATTAAGTGTATGTGTGTTAAAAGTGTTAATACTAGTCATTAGACTTTGTTGAGTAAGAGGGAATTGTAGCATATCAGCTATTCTCAGACTTATATTTTCACAAGTTCTTATAGTTAAATACATTAATGATTGTAAAATATGTCTTGTAGCGGTGTTTGAATTAGCGGCGGCTAGTTTTTGTAAACCAACTAAAGAATCTTTTGCAGGGGCACTACCATCTCTTGCTTCATTTAAACCGGTAACATCTCTTATCATTTGTAAATAATATTGATAAGTTTGAATCATAGATTGAATCTTACCCATCCCGTTTGATGTTTGAAGTTCTTGTACGGGTATTTTACCTCTGTTTAATTCTCCGTCTTGTGTTAATGATCTTCCAACTATACTACCAGTTTGAAAATACATATTTAATGCTTCGGCTGGATTGTAATTTGTCCCATTTCCTAAATCTACTTCTGCTAAACCATCTACATCTAAATAAACACCATCGGGAACCATTTTAGATAATACTTGTTGTAGTTTTAAATGGGTTAATTGAATCATATCAGCAAAACCAATAGTTTTTTCTACTATAGAATTAATTCGACCTTGATACATTCTAGGCGCACTAATAGTATAGTTCATATTTACTTTTGTAGTATCACTATATGGTCTTGTCATATTTTCACTTAATTCCCACTTAAGTAAATTACCACCTAATCCTAATACTTTTGCCCCACAATACAAAACTTCAATTGATCTTGAAACTCTTTCAAAATTATCATTAGGCGGAGGGTTAAAAGTATCTGGTTTTTCTAATGTCTTTTCTAATCCTTGTTCAGTTTGTTTTATTTTAAAAACCTGATCTTGATATGTTTTATATTCAAAATATAAAACTTGTACTTGATCTTGAGTTTCTTGTCCCCACCAAGTATTTTCTACATAAGAATTTCTTCCAGGATATTTTTGTATTTCTTCTAATTCACTATCTGTAAGCCAAGGAAATTGTCTTTTAAGTTCAGATAAAGACATATTTTTAACTTCACCAACATAATAAATATCTTCAAAATTTGGATCATCTGTATATGAATATACTATATTAGCTGGATTTACATATTCTACAGTTACTCCTTCAGATAAGTTAAAATTAGTTTTTACACATCCAATACCTAATACAGTTAAATCATAAGCTAATCTTTTTTTAGTTTCATCATATTTGTTATAATCTAAAATATTACTAATAGCTTCTTCTTCTGCAATTTCTATACTCTGTTTATAATTTAATTGCATGTAAAGATCTAATTCATTTTGATCTTCAGGTAAAGATTGTGGATCTACAGAAGAATAAAAATTTCTCCCTGTTAATTGGTTTAATTGCTCTATTTCTGCTCTATTTTGAATATCTCTTAACGCATTAGAAGCATAGTTGGTTCTTTGTTTTGTAGCAAATGGATCAGTGGCATAAGATTTTATTTCATATCCCTTATCAGTCATACCATTAACCACAATGTCAACAAATTTAGATAAAATCGGAACTGGTTTCCAGTCTAAATTAAGATAAGACAAATCACCATTTATAGCTAATTCATCTTTATATTTTTGAACAGGTTGTTCTCCTCTAGCATATAATCTTAATCTAGTATTTTTGAATTTACTCCTTTATTGTCATATTTCTTAAAACCTAAAGGCACGGTTGTTATTTTTCTTTCAGCTGTCGGTCTGTACCTATTTTTATTACATGCCATAATAGCTAAACCTGAACTTATTGATGCATCGTGTAGTGTTCTATTATTTATATTAAATTTTGCCCAATCTTCTAAGGTGCGTTGAAAATATAAATCTCCATAATTTTCTCCGTTATATCCTATAAAGTGTTCTATGTAATCTTCTATAGCAGCAGCATGAGCTTGTTTAATATCTTCACTTGAATTAGGTATTCCACCTATTTCTCTTTCTGTAACAGATAATTTATTATATATCTTATCTGGTCTATTCATAGAATATCCTCTATACCCTCTTCTTTTTAAATAATATAACAGTCTTGGTTTGTTGTTTTCAGCAAGCAGTGGCATACCATAAAACACTAATGCCATTAATACATCTTCAAAAAATATTTCAGCTGTTTGGGGTCTTGCTATATATTCTAAAAAAAACGAATTAGGAGGAACATCCTCCATTGTAAATTTAGTTAAACCATGCAAAGATCCTTTAGAACCTCTTCCATCAACTGTTCCTGAAATATCATATGGATCACAACCAAAAGCACCACAGTCATTATTTCCAGGATATTTTATACCATTTTTTATTAAATATCTGTTTTGTAAATTAATAGAAGGAATCCAACTTATAAAAAACCTACCGTTATTATTAGGTACAAAAATAACCCGTGTATCTTTTATACCGTTTTCCCATTGAAAATTTCCTTGAGTTATAACATTAGTATTTCTTAAATCTTCATTATAATCTATTTGTTCATATATTTTGGTAAGATTAAATAAAGATTGTTTAGCCTCATCTCTAAAAGCGTGTTTTTCTGTTCTTGGAAATTGTCTATAAAATTCATTTAAACTATCTTGATCTTCTTTTAAACCCTCTACTTCGTTTTCCCAGTGAGAGATAACCCCGATATTAATCTGTGACCCGTCAATCCCTTTAACGACTTTTTTTGGAGTTTCGAATACAGGTATCCCATAAGTGTTAATGTATCCTTCGTAGTTCCATTCCATAGGTATGAACAAACTATATAATCCTGAATTAGTCTGTCCATTGCGGTTTCTTTTTGTAACGTCTGAAGCATCATATAATTTTTTAAAGTTATCACCTCCTTTATCTAATGCATTTGATGTAGATCCCATCATGCATTTTCCAACTATTCTACTACCTAATCTTAACGTCGTTTTCGTAACTCTCCAGTTGTTGAGGATGTTGTCGGGCCTCTCCCATTTCCCTGATTCGTCGTGGGCGAGGAGATGTAATTTCTCCCCATCGTAGGAGTTGTCCCCCGTGTTCTTCCAATCGATGGTTGTATCCAACCCCTGGAGGTCTTCGATTTGACTATTCTGGTCCAACTTTTTTCTGGTAAGTTTGGAGGCAGGGACTCTATAGGCCAGTTCCGTCTTGGGGCGGTCCATACCGTCTTGGATCGGTTTGAAAAAGAAGGGATAGTTAACTGATATTGGTACCACTTTGTCAGTAAACATTTTCTTCGCATCAGCTCCAGTTTTAGATAATATTCCATATCGTGAATCTGAGGATATAGTGGCCTGGTGTACCAATTCTGATGATGCCATGAAAGAAAATCCAGATCTACGGTTCTTAAGGTAGCACATTCCATAACACCTAGTATCGGATTTACACGCTTCCCAAAAAATAAAGAAAAGTCTGTTTGACTCTCGAAACTCTGGCTTCCCAACATCAATCTTGGTCCACTGCAAGTACATATAATGAGAACCAGTAATATAAGTGGGAATACCTTGGTTATAAAACCAAAAACCTTCTTCACGTCTTTTAAACTCTTCATCAATATAATCATACCATTTATCTTTAAAATCAAGAGAAGTATTATTCCAATCAAATACAGTTTTTAGTCTATCTAAAACTTTAGGATAATCAAATACTTCCCAATATTGTTCTTCCTTTTTATTTGCTCTTTTATATATTTTGTCTTCTAGCGGTAAAGCAATTTTGAGACCTTGGATTTCATATATTTCCCCAATTTGGCCACTTTTGCTGATAACCACGATATCATTTTCTTGATCGTACCCATATTTCCATTTTTTATATCTATTATTTCTCTTTAATATTTTTGGTTTTATGTGATCAGGTAAAATTTTATATAGAGTTTGTTTATATGTCATTTTGATCTACCCTCAGCAAAACCTTTAAAGTTATTACCTCGATTTTCTTTTTTAATTTCTTTTAACATATTCTCCTCTTCTTCTATACGACTTAATATTTCAAAAGCATCAAATATTGCTAATTTTTTTGTAGCGGCAGCGTTTTTTAATCTATCAGCTGAAACATCATCTTCTGAGTCTACAATTTTTTCTTTAGCAACTTTTATTAGTTCTTCAACTGCTTTTTGCCCAGCTTGGATTATACTCTTTTTGGTTTGTTTTGAATTCATATTTAATTACAATATCATTAGATTCCATACAGTATAAAAGTTCGTTATTTATAATAAACTCAAATTCCCTTAATGGTTTAAAACCTATTGTGTCTCCTGGGGTTATTTCAAGCGTTTCTAATGAACTATTACCATATTTTAATATCCCTTTATTTTTTATTATTTTATCATCTTCTAATAAAGGTTTTACAAAACAATAATTTTCATTAGTAATCCAACCATTTTTATAATACATATAAATTTGAAAAGGTGTAGCAAAATATAAATCATCTTTAAAATATTTTGTACTGTTTACAGATTTACCTTTCATATTATAGTATCTTCTAAATAAATTATGATGTACTATAACCCTATCTCCTTTTTTAATTTGAGTATTATATACAAGTGGAACACTAACTACTTCTGCTTCTCTATTTATAAATTTATGATTAGATATATTAGAATTTATAATTAATTCTTTATTTTCAATATTAATTTTATTTTTATATCTTTTACCTATAGGTTTTATGATAAATTGGTATAAACTATTCATTAATATTCTAAATCATATTCAACAGATATAGCCATTTGAGAATTAAACTTTTTCCAAGGTAAAATTTCATCTCCTTTTTTTATGAATATATTATAAGATTGTTCTTCTTCATCATTTAAAATATGAGAAATAGTATGACCGCCATACACTTGTTGTCCTACAGCATAGTGCATGGCATCATTTTTATAATCAGATCCAATACTGATTTTTCTTATAATGTTACTCACTACTTTTTGTATCTTCTGGTTTTGGAGTTTCTATCATAGTATAACTACCATCTTCAAGATTAATATTTATACCACCATACTCTTCTTCTAATTTAGCTTTAAATTCTTCTGCGTCTTGAACTATTCCTGCATATTTATGTAAAAGACCGTGTTTTTGGCTTTCTACAAATCCAATTTCTTTAAGATATTTAGTAATATCTTCTTGTTGTTGCTTGATAGTTTTTAATTGTTCTGCAGTAATTTTACCTGCTATTTCAGTTTTTTCATCACAAGATGAACATTTTTCTTCTTTTTTCATTTGAGTTAATTTAATTTAATTGTTTATTAATATAATGCTATCATTTCTGATGCAGTTGTTGCTGCGTCGTTTGTATAAACTTTTCTGACTAACATATTTAAAGTAGTTCCAGCTGGAATACTTTGGATGGTAACTGTTTGATTTGGTGGTGCTGCAGCAAACTCTAATTTAATATCTCCAGTTCCACCTACATATAAACCAAAACCACTATAACCAGGATCAGCATCATAAACAGCATTTGTGCCAGCATCAGCACCAGTTGTTGGAGCTTGTAAATCTGTACCAGCTAAAGCTATTGATAAAGTACCTGTTATATTAGTTTGACCAAAAGCAGTGTTTAAATCTGACGCGCTAAATACTATTGTTTGTGTAGCAGCTCCCATATTTGGACCAGCCCCTGGGTTAGCAGGTGCACCTGGTGCAGCTCCTTGATTTAATCCATCAGGTCGGGTCTGTACAACTCTTACTTTTATTATAGCACCCGTACCATCTGTTTCAATAGTATAATATGCACCCCATTGTTTATTTTGAACATTAGCAGCTGAACCTAAAAAAGTACCTCCAGAAGCATATGCCGTAACAACTTGAGCGGTTGCAGCTATATTTGCAGTAGTATCTGTAAATTGCCCTACTGGTATACCATCTGCTGAAGCTCCAGGAGCCCTTAACGTAGCAACTGTTTCAATTGCCACAGCATGAGTAGACCCATCGCTTAAATTTTTTTGATAAAATCCCATTTTTATTTATTTATGTTTATTGTTTCCGAATACTTTTTCAACTCCACGAGAACCAAAATAACCTCCTATTACTATAGAAAGAAGTCCAGTGATAGAGTCCAGTGGATAGTGTAAATACCATCCTATTACGTAACTAATTGTTAAAAATATTAAAGTTAATGGACGAACATTAGCAGCAAGCCACGCGCCTGAACGAGCGTCGGCGACCCACCGCCTTGTTGTTCCATCAATTTCAGCCCTTTCTATTGTTAGTTTTTGTAAAGCAACTTCTTTATCTTCAGCAGATAAATCTTTATTACCTGTTATTAATTCTGAAATAACGTTACCTGGTAATATTGCATCACCCACAATACCTAAGATATTAGGTGCTTTTTCAATAAGAAATTTACCTACACCAGTATCTTTAAAGGCCTTTTTTTTACTCATTTATTTTATTAATATCTCCTTTGACTTCTTATAAAATCTCTGTCTTCTCCACTAATATAATTTTTAGATTTTGGGTCTGATGACATTTTCTTGTCTACGTGATTAAATATTTTTTTTGTAGCTGTTCTCACTTGTGCTGTAGCACTTTTTCCACCGCGAGCTATATCTGCAAATTTTCTACCAGATTTTTTCATATCTGATTGCAGTATTCCCCAGTCATGTAACGGACTATTTGATCCACTACTTGTTATTGAATGCTTGCTCATCCAAGAACCACTTGCGTGATCTGGTATTGGATTAATCCCAAGTAAGTTTTTTCTTTCTTGAGCAGCAGATTCGTGTTTTTTACCTTTTCCCATTTTATTTATTTTTATGAATGATTATGTGCTTTTTTTTCCCAACTTAAAGATTTACTCCCTTCTTTCATATTAGCACGAGAATGAA